GGGTAAAGGAACGGAGGTCTAGGAACCCGCCTCAAATCGGGCCCCGAGTTTTTTCGTTCTCGGATATCAAACCAACAGATCCACCGTCTCTGAGCTGGAAGGAGCGGCATTATTAACCTTATTATTTTATCTTTTGCCAGTGATAGAAAAACTGGACCTGACTGATTCTGATAAGGCTTGCATGGCGACGAAACCTACTTAGCCATGCCTGTCTGACCCTGACCGTCACTGCGGAAGCCCCCTGGGTGGAAGCACGGCTCTCTTAATGCTAACCATGAAGATAAAGGAAACTAATGACTAGCACTCCATTTCGGCTTTTGGCGATTGGATAGCTGGCCCACAGGTACTGACTTGTCTTTATCTGTGTCGTTTTGTATATAATTCATATCCTGTATTCTAGCATCCGCTAGCAGGATAAAATTCAGCACTTGCGACTGTACAAAATCTGTAGTTTTAGATCTGAGAAAACCTACCTCTTTCCGGCGAAAGCTATAACCCTAGCGGATCACTGAGAGGACTTCACAGTTTAAACAAATGTATGCATATGTCTTGGAACCAAGCTCTGCGTAGCAAGGCCAGGCTGGTAACCTGCACCTACTACTCAACTTGCCGAACCGATTTATCGGGGGTGAGAAGCCGCCAAGCGTTGGATACATTGGACTCTCATATGCGGGCTCAGGCCGGTTATAGTGGAAAGCGGAAGAGAACAGTGTCTCATTTCTATCCCAAACCCCTTCCCCCATTGGTTTATTGGAGATCTGATATAAACCAGGGTGGTCCTCGCCTGTAATGAGGAGCTGTACAGAACACCGGAGCGACCGGAGTTCACCCCTATGAAAAGTACGACCAAATGAACCCCCGCTTGCTTACCAAAGCACTTATTTACCAGCGTTCTACCAGTTCTACCAAAACCACCACACCACCACACACGTCGTACTTCAAAATGCATCGCAAATTCAAAACCCAGACGCATCAAGACATCACACAAAACATCAAGATGTCTCACACAACCAAACCTCGATTTTGCATCGTATCTCCTTCAGAGATACGCTCAATTCAAGCAGCAGAATTCTCACAGCCCCCACAAGGACGCGACAGAAAATTCCCGCGAGAGGGAGAAATTACCATTTCTGTTTGGCGCGATCTCATGCTCAATGACTTCCTTGGCATTACTCCACAATATATTGAAGCCGTTCAGGAAGCGCACTACCAGGTCCTCGAACTTGTACCTGGTTCAAAGGAAGCGTGTGAGCGAGTGACAGCAGTACTCGGTGATCTCCGATCGTTGATGCCACATGTTGAAGCAACAATTACAAATGCACATATGACTCTTCAACAAGTCATTCCTTCAACAGAGCAAGTTGGACTTGCGGCAGGTGCAATGGGTGCAATGGCGCGTGAAGCGACCGATCAATTGCGAGATATGGCACCAGGAATGCGAGAAGCAATGGATGCAAGTGGACCTGCCTTGAGAGCGGTGACATCAGCTTGTCACGCAGCCGAAAACACAGCAAACGTCCTTACTGGAACGATTGATTCAGCAGTTGCGAACATCAAAGATAAGTTCAGCCAGATCGCTTCACAGTTCAACTGGGCCAAGGACATGTGGCGACATTTGGGTAGTTTACTACTCCTCATCAATAACATGTCCCTTACAGCACCCGGGTGTTATATGCAAATGTTCTTCACCAATGTGATAGCTCTCTTTGGTCAAGATATTGCCATGTGGGCCATGAAAGCATGGTTCGGAGATAAGCCAGTGAATGAGCTTCCGGACACTGAATTGATTGAAATGCATCTCATGCGTGAAGGATATTCCCCAGAAGCCGCACACCATGAAGCACTGATCCCAGAAGTTGGCGCAACCACACTCGCCACAATTATTAGTGCAGTCATTGCAGGTATCTTCCTCTTTGCCACCAACACACCACTCGCCAATTTTGATTCCACCATCAAATATTTTGGCGACAAGTGTAGAAATCTGAACAATATCAACCTGTTCTTCGATAAGCACTGTCCCCTATTTAGTTGGATTAGTGAATGGCTGGTTACCCTAATCAAGGGACCAACCGCAAGTGAAGATATTGCGCAAGTCGTTGATGGATACACCACATGGGCGGAAGAAGTTATTGGACTATCACGTGTTCAGAAAGACGGTAAAACCGTAGTCGATGCAATTCAGAGCGACCCTAAGGTCGTCTACATCATTGATCGATTGTACTGGCGCGGACTCCAGATGATGGATACGATTACGAAGTATCGTTCCATCAATCCCACACAGCTCCACAAGTTGTTCAAACTCGTCGAAGCATGGCGCAAGTTATGTGATCAGACTGGAGTATTCGGCAACAAGCCACGAAGACCACCCTTCGTCGCCTTTATCTATGGAGAATCAGGAGTGGGCAAATCAGGCCTCACATTGCCATTCGCACAGGATCTCATCGTGGCTAAGAAGGGAATGTTCGAACCAACAGACCTCTATATGAGGAATGTCGAACAAGAATTCTGGGACGGATATTTCGGACAGTTGTGCGTCATCTATGATGATTGCCTCCAGAAATTGGATTCTAAGACCAACCCGAATCCTGAGATTATGGAAATTATCCGCACTGGAAATCTGATACCCTTCAACCTTCACATGGCGGTCCTCGAGCAAAAGGCAAGATCCCGTTTCACATCTGAGATCGTCATCTGTTCTTCTAACAAGCACCCCTCTAGAGTCGCAATGGAATCCATCGTCCACAAGAAAGCCTTCTTCAGGAGGTTGACAGTGTGTGCGAGGGCCAGATTGTTGCCTGAGTTCAGTGTGATGATCGATAATGAGGAACGCTTGGATACTTCAAAGGTCGCAGCATGTGATACAAGGCCATATATCTTCGATCTAGTTGATCCGGCCACAGAAGAAACGATCAGAGCTGGTCTCACATATGAAGAACTGCTGGAACACA